GGCGTAGAGCATGCCGCTGCCGGTGGCCAGCCCGCCGGCACCGCTCGCGGCCATGCTGCCTGCCAGCTGCTGGGTGCGGTCGTAGTCGGCCTTGGCCTGGCCGAGGCGCTTCTGCTGGGCGGTGAGCTGCTTGAGACGCTGCTCCTGCTGGCCCATGGTCTGGTTGGTGCGCTCAATGCGCTGGCGCAGCTCACGTTCGTGATCGGAAAGGTTGCGGGTGCTGATGCCCGCCTCGCCGAGTTTGCCGCGCAGGCCCTGCAGCTCGCGCTGTTGCTCGTTGTGTTTCTGCTTGAGGGCGTGGCCCTGGCGGACGGCGCTCTGGAATTCACGCGTCAGCGCCTTGGTAGGCGTTTCGGCTGCAGCCATTTCGCGGGATAGCGCCTTGATGCGCTCGCGGTTGGCCTGCAGGGCGCCGCCGGTTTGGTCGGCAGCGCCCTTGAGGTTGCGGAATGAACTGACGTCCTTCTGCAGAGCCTGCAGGCCCTTGAGTTCGCCGCGGGTGTCCTTGAGCGCACGACCCAGGCTGGTCGCACCGCTGGCAATGGTGCGCAGCGGGCGTGTGGCGTTGTCCAGCGCCTGGAGGTTGACCTTGAGGTTCAGATCACGCGCCATGCGTGCGCTCCCATCGTTCGATGGCGCGCTCGCGCCAGTCCATCAGTTCATGCAGCGGCATGGGGTTCATCTGCTCCGGCCCCCAGTGGAACACCAGGGCGATGTCCGCCATCACGTCATCTACGCGGCGGGGGATTCCGCCGTACTGCCCGTCTTCTGCAAAAAACCGGCAATGGCATCCGCGCAGCCCAGCAGATCGGCCACGTCCAGGGCGGCGACTTCCTGCTCGGTGAGGGTCGGCTGGCTGATGCGCGGTACCAGGCGGATGGTGGCGTTGACGTCGCCGTTGATCAGGTCCGCCAGCTTGAGGCCGCGCAGCTCGCCGGCAGCCGGCTTGCGCAGGGTGATCTCGGTGATGCTGTTCTCGCCGCGCTTGATGGGCTGCTCGAGGACGATGGGTTCGCTGGTCTTGCTCATGGGTGTGCTCCTTGGGGTTGGGGTTGCCGCAGCGCGCGGTGGCTGCGGCGGGTTGCGAAACGGTGGGCGCTGGCCGCGCATGGCTTACAGGCCGATAGCCTTGCGGTGCTCGGCGAGGCGGTCTTCGCCGTTGACCATGAAGACGAAGTTGAGCAGGTCGATCTCGATCTCGACGTTGCCGTCCACGCTGAGCTTGTAATAGGTGCAGGTAGTGGTGATGGAGTGCTCGGTGTCTTCGCCGGACTCGGCATCGCCGAAGTCGATCTCCTCGTGCCGGCCGCGGGCGACCACTTCGACGGCGGTCACGGCGCCGGTGTCGTCCTGCTGTACGGAACCGGCCCAGCGCAGCATCACGCCGTCCGCCTTCACGGCGCCGAACTGGCGCAGCACGGTCAGGTCCCATCCGCCGAGGGTCCATTCGATCTGGATGCCGTCGTCTGAGTGGCCCATGTCGACCTTCACCGGGCCATCCATGCCGGCGCCGCGCCAGTCTTCGAACTTGCGTCCGAGGGTCGGCAGGGTGACGGACTTGCACTGACCAACGTAGCTGTTGCCGTCGTTGAACAGGTTCATGTGCTTGAGTTTCTTGGGCAGGGCCATGGCTGGGCTCTCCTACGGCGCGGCCGGGGCCGCGCGGGTCAATGGGGTCAGGCAGTGATGCCGGCGGCGAAGTCGACCAGGTAGCGGTCGGTGATGCGCTGACGCAGCAGCAGGTTTTCCAGCGGCGGGACAGGTGTGTAGTCGTAGTCCAGGAACAGCTTGCCGGCCTTGAGGGTGTCTTTGTCGTTGGCGGCTTCATCGAACCAGCATTCGCCGCCGATCAGGTAGCCGCCACGGATCAGCTCGCGGAACTTGGCGTTGATGCCCTCGACGATGTCGCGCACCAGGGAGGCGTGCATGGGCTTGTCCACTGCCCAGAAGTGCCCCTCGGCCATGGTGTCTGCCAGCACCTGGGCGGTGCGGGTGTAGTTCTCGAAGGCGAACAGCGGGTCGGCGCTGCAGGTGCGCGAGCCCCAGAAGCGGAAGCCGTCACGGCGGATCAGCGTGGTGACCTCGTCGGCGTTGAGCAGGCCGGCGTCGGTGGCGGGGTTCTGCAGGTCGAAGTAGATGTCCTTGCTCAGGCCCGACACGCCGTTGACCGGCACGTTTGAGAGCGTCTTGTGCCAGCCCACCTGCTCGTCCAGCTTGGCGCGCAGGCCCAGGGCGCGAGCCACGGCGCTGGCCGGAGCGTTGGCGTTGGTGGTGGTGTCCCAGGAGACGAAGTCCGGCCAGATCAGCATCAGCTCACGCGCACCGAAGCCTGCGCGGTACGCCAGCGCCTCGGAGACGGTTTCGCAGCCCCAGCAGCTGGCATAGGCGAAGCCGCGCAGCTGCTGGGCGATGCTGACCAGCTCGGTGGAGACCGGCAGCGAGTCCAGGCCCGGCACGCCGAGGATGCGCGGACGCACGCCGAGCTGTGCCTCGGCAGCCAGCAGCGCCTTCATGCCCTGGTATTCCCCGGTGGCGCTCACGCCGCCGATGATCTTGCTGACCTGGTCAGCCTCTTTCGCGGCATCGTCGACGCCCTCGCCGTCCGCTACGCGCACCACGACGGTGATCGGGCTGGCTTGGTCAGCAATGGCATCCAGGCTCTTCGCCAGGGTGCCCAGCGTGCCGGCCTTGCCGATTGCGGTGAGCACATCGGTGAGCAGTACGGGCTTGTCGAGCGGGAACGCAGCGGCATCGGCATCGCTGGCAGTGCAGACCAGGCCGACCACGGCGGTGGAAATGGTGCGGATTGGGCGGGTGCCCTCGTTGATTTCGAGGACGCGGACGCCGTGGTGATAATCGGCCATGGGTAAAAGGCTCCTGGGCGAGTGCCGGATCAGTGAGCCTCAAGGGTGACGCGCGCGCGCAAGAGGAGCGAGTTGCGGGCCGTGTAGCGAGGGGGGTTACATGGCCCGCCATCATCGGCAGGCCACGCAGATCAACCGACGCGGTACTCCGCCGGCAAATGCTTGCGCATCAGCTCGGATTCGTAGGACGTGCGGCAGTGGTCGGGGTCGAAGAAGAACAGGCGGTCGATGCGGCGCCAGGCGTTCGATTGAGCGCGCAGGCGCCAGGCGCGGGCGGACAGCGTTTCGTCGGCGTAGCCGAAGCCGTCACCCTTGATCCAGGTGACGGTGTTGGCCAGCTGATCGATGGCGATCAGCAGCTGTTTCACGCGGACATAGCCTCCAGCAACTCATTGATCGGCGGCACTGCATTCACCTCGTCGGCAGACGTGGCAGCGGCGAGCATGTCCTCGATGCGCTGGCGGGCGCCGAGGATGCGGCCGGAGCCGACTGCGTAGAGCTCGCCCTTTTCCAGCACTTTCAGGGCCAGCGCAGCCAGGTCGATTCCGCGTGCCTGCGCCAGGGCGCCCAGCAGCGGCGTAGCCGCGAGCGGGTCGATAGCGTAGGCGCCGGCTTCCTTCAGTTGCTGGTCCCAGCTCAGCACCTCGCGTTCCGGGTAGGCGGCGGACAGTACGGCGAGCAGCTGGTCGGTCTGGGCGTTTGTCGCGGCCATGCGTTCAGCGCGGGCTGCATTTAGCTGCGCGGCCTCGCTGGCAGGCAGGTCCAGCGTGCCGAGCGATGTGGCGGTGGCGGCATCGCAGGCGGGCAGCTCGACGGGCTGACCATGCGCCTGGACGCTGACGAAGTAGCCGCTCGCGCGGTACTCCGCAGGCACTGCCCACGCATGCACGCGCGCAGCTTGCGGTAGATGCGGCAGCGGCTCGCTGTGGTCGCCGATGGTGAGGGTGTGGTTTTCGATTGTTGGGGTCATGACTCAGCTCCGGGTCAGGCAATGATTTGGTAGTGCGGTTGCGCGGGGCCGGCCAACGTCGCCAAAAACTCCGCATAGTGATGCTCGCCGCGACAGGGGCGCGGGCTTTCGCCCGGCCCTTCGTGACTCAAGTCGCGTAACACGTCACACCTTCGCCAGCCGAGCACCGATGTTGCTGACCGTGCTCGACGCCGAGTCGTTGACGAGGACGCACCACAGCCCCGCAGTCGCCGCGTAGGACCAATTGCCGCCGACGAACGGGAAGTACTCGCCGGTATTGGTGATGTACTGGTAGTCCGGTGCGGTGGCGTTGCTGTTGCTGGTTGGCCCGGTGTCGCCGATGAACACGTCCTCCAGATCCCAGCCGGTGCCCTGCCCGTCCATGAAGGTGGTCGGGTAGATCGTGCCGGATGCGGCGGCGCGGGCCTTGGTGCTGACCCAGCTCTTGTTGCCGTCCTGGTCCCACAGATTGACGTTGCCATTGACCGTCTTGAGGCCGTCCATCCACTGCCAGACGTTGCCCCACAGGCCGACGATGCCGCGGTAAGTCGCCTGGGCGACGTCGGTGGCGCTGACGCTGGCGGCGCTGGATGCGTTGACGCGGCCCTGGCCGGTCTTGGTCTGCGAATCCATCGTCGCGTTTTCGACCAGGTACAGCCACTGGATGGCCGACCACTGGAACGCGGACCACAACATGAAGCCGGTCACGCCGGAGACATTGCGAGCTGCGGCGTCCGCCTGGAACTGCGTCAGGCTGCGGCTCACCGCCGGGGTTACGCCCGACACCGAGGCCAGCTTGCTGCCCGACAGCGAGGCCTGGTACTTGCCGACGTAGACCTGATCGACCTCGACACCGGCGTTGCGGAACGCCGAGTGCAGGCGGAAGCCCGGCTGTGGCTGGTCCGAGATCCACCAGGCCTGCTTGCCCGAGTAGACGCCCGCCGAGATGGTCGCGCGACGCACGTAGAACTTCGGGATCTTGACCATCGCCTGGCCGTCAATCGTCACGTCCTGCACGCCGCCCCACACCGGGTGGCTGTTGAAGTAGGACGCGGCCGGGGCGGAGATTGCGGCGCCGTCCTGGTCCACGAAGGTCCAGGACCCGCCGTTGCCGCCTTCGGTGAGCAGCGCAACGCCCATGACTTGCGCTGTCAGGGTGGCGAAGGTGACCGCGTTCGACCACGGGCCGAAGCCGGTGGCCAGCCCTTTGTGGCGGGCGCGCACGTAGTAGGTCGTGCCTTGCGCAAGGGCGGCAGCGACGGTGTGCGACGTCAGGTCAGTGGTCTCGCCGGTGTCATAGACGATGGTGGTGAAGTTGGAGTTGCTCGCGATCTGCCATTGCGACTTCGAGTGGCTGTCGGTGGCGCCGCTGATGAAGAACGCGGTGCTGGCCAGGGTCGGCGTGCGCGAGACGCCGGTGGCGGCATCGGTTGGCGCGGTGATCGTCGGGGCGCTAGGCACTGCCTGGGTGGTGAAGTTGGTGGCCTTCGACCAGGGCGAGTAGCCAAGCGCTGCGCCCTTGTAGCGCACCCGGAAGTAGTAGGTTGCCTGGGCATTCAGTGCGCCGGCCGGGATGGCGTGCGACGTCAGGTCGGTCATCGTTTCTCCGGAATCATGCACGAGGGTGGTAAAGGCGGCGTCGCTCGCGACTTGCCATTGCGAAGCCTGGTGCGTGTCCGCCCCGCCGATGACCGCGAATGCGGTGGCCTGCAAAGTGGCGAACGACGACGCGGCGGTGCTGCCGGCCGCCGGGCTGGTGTTGATCGGCTGCTGCACGTACTGGAACACGCTGCCGGTCGAGAACGCGGTGGGCATCGACCAGGGCGACCAGGCGCCTTCGGCGTCGCGGTAGCGGGCCTGCCAGAAGTAGGCGCGGTCGGTGTCCAGTGCGCCGTTGGCCACTTGGATGGACGTGGCCGGTGCGCCGGTCATCGAGGACCAGATGACGTTGGTCATCTCCGGCTCGCTGCCGATGCGGAACTCCGCGTCGGCCTGGGCGATGCCGTACAGGCTGCGGAACGCACTGGCGATCAGCGTCGGCGTGCCGAGCTGGGCTACCGCCTGGTCTTCGGGCGTCTGGTTGATCGGCTGGGCCACCTCGAACGCGCGGCCCGCCTCTTCGCCCGGGAACGCAGCCATGTGGGTGACGACGATGTCCTTGCCGGATGCGCCGTGTAGGGCTTCGATGCGCAGGTCGAGATCGCTGCCGCCCTCGACGCGCCATTCCTCGTCGCGCGTGCCGGCGGAGCGGGAGACGGTGCGCAACAGGGTCGCCTCACGCCAGGCGGCGCCGATGTGCGAGGGGCGATACTGCAAGGCCAGCGTGCCGTCGCTATCGCTGCGGCGGATGACCACGCGGCCATCGGCGTACAGGCGCAGGGTCTTGATGGGGCGCGAGTACATCACGGCGCGGTCAGCGGCTAGCGCCCGGCCGGGCTCGACTTTCCAGCTTGTGCGCGACAGGGTGGCGCCGCTCAGCGATGCGGTCATTTCCTCGGTGGCGCGGAAGCGCACCGGCGAGAGGATCGCGTCGACGGTGACGGTGTGCGCCACGCCGGTGGCGGTATAGATGACGTAGGTCGCGCCGACCTGCAGCTCGGCCGTGCTGGAGACGTCGACCGACTCGTCACCGGCGACGGTTTGCGCGACGGTTACGGGCGTCATGTCGCGCCATTCGAAGCCGGCGGCGAACAGTTCGAAATCGAAGCCCTTGTCGCTGTACTCCCAGCTCAGCGGGACAGCGCGGCCAACCGAGCCGGCGGAGCTGGCTTCCAGACTGAGCACGCGGCCAGCGACGGTGGACTGCGCGGCGACGGCTTCATCGATGCGCGCCTTGAGGAAGTCGGTGCGTTCCTTGAGCTGTTTGTGCGGCAGGTTGTCGACGCCGTCGGGGCCGCCGGCGACGGGGTCTTCGACGGCTAGTTCGTAGACGTCGGGAAAGCCGGGGGTGTCGTAGTTGGGCAGCAGGGCCATGGTGTTCTCCGGTGGTTAAACGAGCAGTTCCCAGGTGTCGCCGAATTCCATATCCGGCGTTTTCTTGATCCTGTCGCGCACCTTGCGCGCGACGAGGGTTTCGTCCTCGGTGTAGAGGCCGATTTCGGTGATATCGAGATCGTTGGCTTCGTGGCGCAGCAGGCGATAGCTGAGGCGCAGCAGGCGCGGGTTGGTGGCGTCCAGTTCGTAGCCGTTGAGGGGGCGGATGTAGGCGTTCTGCAGCGCCGTATCGGTGGTGCGTTCGGGTTCGGTACCGGTGCCGAAGCCGATCTTGGTGACCGCCTTGCTGGCGTTGGCCGTGGCTACCAGCTCGCGCAGGGCCATGTAGTAGGTATCGAGGATCATGCTGTTACCTCGCCGCTGTCATAGATGATGTTGATGAAGTCGGGGTCTGTGGCGATCTGCCAGTGCGCGGCGGCCATCACGTCGGCAGCGCCCACCGTGGCGAAGGCGCTGCCCTGTAGCTGTGCCTCGGTGGTACTGACGCCCAGCGCGCCCGCAGC